AACCAAGTACTCGCCACATGTGATGGCGTAATCATGCAAGTTATTCTTGCCTTTCCCCAGGTTCCCTGGGTACAATCCTGGACTTTCATTGACCAGGTTCAGAATTGCCTAATTAGCAATCTACTTTATGATTATTTTCATAATGGATCCGAAAGGACCTCCCTTTTTAAAGGGATCAAGGATTTACGAAAATCCATTAAGGAAGAAGCCTTCCGTACTGTTGGCAATTACGCCAACATTTCAGTTCCTAGAGAACTGAGTTTTTATAAGAGAATCCTTTCTCTTCTCAGCATTTCGAATGCGATGGAATTGTATAAAGCAAGTATTCTCTGTCAAACCAGAGCCTCCGGGGTTCCACCCCGGTCTATGTACGCGGACGCGTTACAAAAGGTCAAAGTTACTTTGACGACTCCGGCTTCGCCGGAGCATGCAAAGGCAATCATGCCCCTGCTTCACAAAGTGGTTGATTCCACTTACAATGAGGTGCTATTAAGCACCACGCACCACAACAAAATGTGGGAGCGGATAGTATCATCCGCAAAAGTATCTCTCTCCGATTCAGGAGAGTTCTTCACAAAAGTGAAAGAGGGTGGTAAACTAGAAGCCACCAGAAGGATTCTACAAGAGAATCCTGAAATTCAGGAGGTAAACCTCCAGACTGGCGACCTAACGGGCGCTATCCTAACAAAGGATAATTCATCTCCAGGAGAGATGCTTTTCCACTATTCTTGTGGACAGTTTCGTGACAGGTCGTCCTGTTACGAGAAGAATCTCATGTCAATGAGAATTAGCCTAGTCGCAGAACTAGGAAAGTACCGTGCCATAACGGTAACACCGATTGCGCATGCCGCATTCTTACATCCAGCATCACATATGTGCTTGGAATTTCTGGAGAAGATACCCTCCAGTGAAAGCGGCATTGGTGCCGCTGCTCATGCTTGGAATTTTTTCAAGCGTATGAACGTTGGTAATCCCAACGCTCAATTCATATTCTCAGGAACTGAGAATCTCTGTCTGTTTTCGACAGACTGGTCAGAGGCCACAGATCACTGTGACCCCTATATGTCTCAGGTGATGTTAAATCGCCTGTTCTCCAAGATGGGTTTCCCAACTTGGTATCGTCAAACAATTATGTTTGCATTACTAGGGCCTCGACAAGTCGAGTTCCTAGACGACGAAAAGGTACTTGACTTTTTCATTACACAGCGGGGCGCCCTCATGGGCGACCCTGTTACGAAGGTGCTTCTGCACCTCTACCATCTGGTAGCAAGGCCATTGGCCTTAAAGCTGCTCGAAGAGCAGTCATGGAGTCGCACTGACTCAATAGTTGATGGTAATCCATCAGCCGCATAGCTTCAACTTAATTGATGGAGTAAGCTAGGTTTTCCTAGACAATCCACCGTAAGGTGAAACCGTAAAC